TCTTGGAACGTATCATCTCATCACAGAATCATCAGGTGCTACCTCTGTAAGTGATATTTTGTTGCAAAATACTGGCGGAAGCACGATTGCAATCCGCACTGCAATTGCTGGATCGACAGGTGAATATGTTGGACTTGAGGGTGCATCAAGCATCACCACTGCTAGGCTCAGTGGCTTCCAAGATAAGAATAGACTTCGAACCGTGGTCAAAGGCTCAATGCCATCTGTTGGAATTGAACTTAGACACGACTCTACCGAGTCTACAAACTTTAGTGTTCTCGGACAGGAGAGCAGTGGATCTTCCATGTCTCCGGTGCTTACTGTTGTCAACGATGGTACAGTTTCAATCGGTGGTATCAACTCCACGATGTTTGGAAGCACCTTTGGTAGTTTGAATCTTGTTAGTGGTAGTTTGCTTCTCGGTGGAACTGCTGGTTCAACTATCGCAGAGACAGGTGGCTTGCTTACGCTCATGTCTAAAGGTGGCACGCTTACACAAAAGAATATCTTTGCGGACTCACCCAATGGTGGCTCCTCTACCTCAGTGTTTACTAATGTTACGTTTAGTGGAACCATCACTGATGATATGGTTATGGATTTACGGGGAACTGATAGAGGTGGCTTGGAAGCCAGAAATGAGGATGGTGTTGATATTTCGGACGGTGGTGATGGTGACTTTGATGCAACAAACAATGATGTGACATACCTTGAATTTATTGAGTACGACTCTTCGGGAAACAAAAGATATGCTGTTGGCAATTTCGAGATTGACATAACGATGCCATCATACCTTTTTGTTAATGAGCAAAAATCCACACAAGGTGACCCTACGGTTGGTTTGCTCAGGTCTGTGATTGGTGCGGTTGCTCTGATTGATCAAGACAAGTTGGACAGTTTCCCAACCTCAATCAATCTTAGGGACACCGCAGATAACCGTAGAACTGTGTTGTTTAGTCCAAACACTGGTAGAGGTATGCTACATACTGATGATTTGATCTCTGGAAGTCCTCAACAAATCACTTTATCTCTTCGGGGCAACTGTGCTGAGGGTGTCCGTGTTGCTTTAATTACAAAAAACACACGCAGTTGTTGGTCAACGTATTGGTGCGATTTATCGCTCGCCCGGATCTTTTAGTGCTAAATTCTTTAATGTGGAGTAAAAATGACATTTACTAATCAAAGATATATTGGTGATCAAAATGGTGAAAGAGTTCTCCTCGTTCAAAATGGGGTCAACTTCTTTAGAGGAATTTCACTTGGATCTAGCACCGGAGAGTATGTTGGTGCTGGCGGTGCTACGTTTGCTACAGCCGCCGAATTGAATCAATTTAAGGCTAATATTGCCTACCTCAATTATGTGCAGCACTCAGTCTCAACGTCCTCGATCAAAACAACATCATCAGAACTCTTTACGAATAGTGGAACAGGACAAACTGGTAATGGCTCAGGTGATGTAAGAACCATTCCTGATCCTCGAATCTCTCATAGAGTTACGTTTCCACACGGAACCACAAACGGAATTGGTAGACTGGCTGTAACTGGTCCCACTCACATGACACAACTTGTCATCAAGGACAATGATTCAAGTGTTACCTTTGATTGTTACTTTGCCAGATTCTTTGATGGATTTACGACAGGTGCAACGAACTCGATTGAAATCATGCTTGTCGGTGCAACCGGAAACTCGGTCACCGCTGGCTTTATTGGACGAACGGGACCGTTCTTGTTTGAGACACCTGATGGAGCAACCTCTCAGGCTGCCAGAGGTGGCATCAAAACACTCAAAAATGTTAACTCTTTCAGAGAGTTTGTAAAAGATCAAGCGAGCCTTTCACTTGACGGTGCAACATTCAATGCAATCACTTACGGAATCGCAGCAAACAAAACTGCAATCTTCTTTAGGGGAACCACAGACCTCACTGAACTTTCAACTATCAGCAACCTGCTGGCAGTAAATCAAAAAGGTCGAAGTGCTGACTACATTTCATCATATCATGTGCCATTCTTGGGAGCGACAAGTGCAACTTTCGGTGTTGTGGGCATCACTTTCAACGCTGTCACTGGCGGGTCTGCAAGCACTGGAGAGCATCCGATTTCTGAGTTTGATGATGCCCTTGGCAAGTTGTTCAAAGTTAAGACTGATACAAAACTGACCCTTGATGCAACAATCAAGAGTTTGAACGATGCTACAACGATTCGTGAGATCACAAATACCTCGTTCTAATGAGTGAGTCTGAGCATAAGCCAAAAGGTGGGATGAAAAGACGTAGGAAGCCTCGTTCCAATACATATAAAAGGACAAGGAGCGACCTAGATGGCAACACCCACGACAAGAGAAGAACTAAAGCAGTATGCTCTAAGAAAACTCGGCGCACCAGTGATCGAGATCAATGTTGATGACGCACAACTTGAGGATGCCCTCGATGACTCATTACAAATCTTTGCTGAGTATCACTTTGACGGTGTAGAAAAAGTTTTCTATAAGTACGCAGTCACCGAAACCGATATCACAAACGGGTTTATTGATGTTAACAACATCGGTTCCACCGGACCAAACGATTCGCCACAGGTTTCGCCGGGCAGTAGCATCGTCTCTGTTTACAAGGTGTTTCAATTTGACGAGGGTGGAGCGGGAACCAATATGTTTAGCGTAAACTATCAACTTGCTTTAAGTGATGTTTACGGTATTCGTGCGCCCGGAAACATGTCACAATATGCGATCACACAGGGGTACATTCAAATGTTGCAAGACATGTTGTCACCCGAAAAGGCTGTTCGCTTTAGTCGTGTAACAGATAGAATTTACATTGACATGGATTTCGATGATCTTTTGAATGCGGGTGATTTCTTGCTGATTGAAGCATACGCCTCTCTTGATCCTGCAACATATACTGACATCTTTAACGATATTTTGCTCAAAAAGTATACGACTGCCGCGTTCAAATATCAGTGGGGTACTAACTTGATGAAATACCAAGGAATCAATCTTCCGGGCGGTGTTCAATTCAACGCGGATCAACTTATGTCGCAAGCAAAGGAGGAGATGGAGCGGATCGAGGAAACACTTCAAGATAAGTACGAACTCCCCGCTAACTTCTGGGTCGGCTAATGGCAACTAATCAATACTTCAACAAGTTCGCAGCCAGAAACGAGCAAACACTCGTTCAAGATCTCGTAGACGAAGCCATCAAAATTCATGGCGTTGATATGGTCTACATTCCGCGAACAGTTGAAAACACTGATGACCCGCTAGGTGATGCAAAGATTGTTTTGTTTTCTGATGCCAGAGACATCGAGATGTACGTCGAAAACTATGAGGGTTTCGAGGGCGAAGGCGAAATCATGGGTCAGTTCGGTCTTGAGATCAAGGATGAGATGGTCGTTGCCGTGTCAGGAAGAAGATTCAAGGAAGTGTTTAGTCATAAAAACTACACATCACCCAGAGAGGGCGACCTGATTTTCTTCCCTTTGAATAAGTCACTTTTCGAGATCAACTTTGTTGAAAGAGAAAAGAACTTTTTTAGTTTTGGTAAAACCTTTACCTTTGAATTGCGATGCAGTTTCTTCAAGTATACTGGCGAGGACTTTACTTCTGGTTTCGATGCTATCGACGGAGTAACTATGTCTGCATTCGACCAATTGCTGGTCGTAGGAGCCACCGCAGGGACAGGGGAGTTCAGAGATGGGGAACGAGGTCACCTTTACACGAACGCCGCAGGGAGCGTTACAGGGGCTACTATTGACATCATCGAATGGGATACCAGCACAGACACCGCGACGATTCGACTTATCGACGGGACCACGGTTGGTGCGACTTGTATGCGGGGTGAAGCCTCTGGTGCATCGTTTGGTATTCACACCATTGGTCTAACACAAGAATACTTTGCCAAAGACGGTCTTGAGGATAACACAGAGATTGACTTTGAAGCAGCGAGTTTTCTTGACTTTACTGAGAAAGACCCATTCTCGGAGGGTAACTTCTAATGTTTACTACATTTTACAATGAGACTATTCGCAAAACTGTGATTGGGTTTGGCAGTCTTTTTGATGACATCTATGTGCAAAGATTGAACTCCTCTGGACAACTCGAAAAGAAGATTCTTGTTCCAGTCTCTTATTCACCAAAAGAGAAGTTTATTCGAATGCTACGAGAGTTCCCTTTGCTAAAAGGTGATCAATCCGATACGCACATTGGTCAGGTGCTACCACGCATGGGCTTTTCGATCACAAACATCGACTACGATGGCTCAAGAAAACGAAACACTGTTTTTAGACGCTATGTTGATGGAGCAGTAGACCCTACGACTGGTTTGGTAAAGCAAAACAAAACTCAGTTTACTGAGGTTCCCTACAACATTGGTTTTAACTTGGCGATTGGTGGAAGAAGCACCGATGACTGTTTGCAGATTGTTGAACAAATATTGCCCTACTTTACGCCAGAGTTTACTTTGACAATCAACTTTACTGATAACTTTAACACCAAGATTGATGTGCCAATTGTTCTCAACTCGGTGTCTCCTGAATTTGAATTTGAGGGAGATACGTCCACACAAAGAAACGTGATTTTCAATCTATCGTTTACTGCTTTGTCTTATGTGTTCTCGCCGATCAAAACCAACAAGATCATTCGCAAGACCGACGTTACCACATTCATCAGTGGGTTCAACACAGATGGATCTATCACTGGTCCAACCGGAGCGATTGCAAGAACGATTTCTTCTATCACCGGACCATCTGGTGCGAGCAGTATGCCGCCTAATGCATCTGTCACAACAGAAAACTTTGAATTTGGTAGCGTGACTGGCGGACTAAGTATTACTGGAGCAACCTTATCATGAGCAATGACAATCCTTTGGAAGATGCACTCAATATCGACCCTGTTGAAAAAGAGGAAAAGATGCCGCTTCGAAAGCCTGTGGAAATCGACTTGTCAAAGTTCCCAGAGCGAAAGCAAATGCACCAAAGACAAGATTACTCTGAAGTGCGTGAAAACCTCAAGGAGTTGATCGATGGTGGCAAAGTTGCACTCGATGGTATTCTCAAGGTTGCGTCTGAGAGCGACAGCCCGCGTGCGTTCGAAGTCGTTAGTCAATTACTCAAAACATCGGTGGAAGCAAACAAGGAACTACTCGATGTTCATAAACAGATGAAAGAACTTGAGGCAGAGGATAAGGCAA